TAGTTTTTCTAAGGCTCTAGAGTGGAGACCTACCGACGCCTCCGGCCTCACTCAGGTGGAGCCCATCAACCTTGGCGGCTCATCGTTAGCCGCCACCCAGGGTTGGTTGGACCGCAACATACCTGAGTGGTGGAACAGGAGTGTGGACACCGCCACCGCCGTTGGGTCGCGTTTAGCCGGATTGGCACTATCCGGGTACGTGGCCCGCCAGCGGTCTATCCGCAATTGAAGGCGTGTCCCGCCAGCGACACGGGCGGCCACAGCTGGTCCCACGGTTCGAAAGCCATCTGCTTTCGTTCCACCCCTACCCCTGCGGCGCCGCTCTAGTTTCATAGGGCCGCGGGTGAAAAGTCGTTCGAACAACAAGAAGAAGGCTACGAACGCCGGAGTGAGATATATTACCTCCGATACAGTCTCATTTAACCCTCCTGTGGCTACCGTGCATTTTACGAATCCGCAGCGTGGGGTTAAATATCGGCGCTCTATAATACCGGTCCACATGGACCTGTAAGCGTCGGTTACAGTACATATTGTCCCATAATGACTTGGCAACCCCCCTTCAGTTTCTTGGTTGAGCTGGAGGTACAACCCCTTGTCATCCACAACTGTAACCCAGTGATCCAACTGCCCATGGAAGCCACACCCCTGCGCTAGTAAACGGTAAACGGTAGATTGTTTGCAACCGGTTTTCGAACTACAATCTGCCGCCCGTGAACGCCAGCTCTACGGAGATTGGGTGGGTGGGGAGTACTTTCAGCATTGCTAACCGCATGCATTTCGAAAGATGCGTCAGAAATCGCCATATAGATATGAAAGTACCCTCGCTTGGTGCGTGCTCAAACTACACGTCCCGTCAAGCAGAAGGCGACCGATCTGGAGTTAGTCCATTTAATTCTTAGTTTACAAATGACGACGACTACAGCCAAAAGTAAGGGAAGAGTGGCCCCGGTAAAAACCTCCGCGAAAGGGAACGCAAAGAATACCCCGAAGTCCAATAAAATTGGCAAAAAGGCAGCGAAAGGGAACGCCAGGAATACCCCTCCAGTCAAAACTGGAAGCGGGGAGGGTTTCGACACCCTCCCTTTCCCTGAAATAGGTCAGGGACCTTTTGAGAGTGACGCCTGTCAGTACGACAACTGCAAGGTGCACCGGGCTTGCAAGAAGGGGGTGAACTGCCGACAGTTGACCCACTTTCACAAGTCGGCCCCCCTTCAAGGAAGGGCCAAAAGGATGGCTGAGTTAGCAGCCAAGCAAGCAGCGGCCCAAGGTAAGTCCGCTAAAGTGAAGAACTTGTGCCGCCAGGTGAGGTGCAAGTTGGAGGCCGTGGACTGCCCTGATCTGTCGTGTCACACGCACAAGATCAAGGAATGTCGCGAGCATTCTCCCACTCCCGAGGACTTGATTGCCGACGCTCTAGAAGAGCTGAAGCACGGTGAAGGCCCCGAGCGGTTAGATGGAACCGGGAGTGACTTCAAGTCCCAACAAGAGGACATGGAAGCCGAGCTGAAAGAGCTCGCACGGTACGTACCAGCAGGGCAGGTGGCGATCGTTAAAGAAGCACTGGAAGAGTTGAAGCAGGTAGAACATGCTTCCCACCAGAGCGCAGCAGCCCAGGTCACCAACGATATCATTTTTAAGGCCCAGCCTACCCGAAAGGAGTTACAGAAAACTGTGAATGATAACGCGCCCACCCTCGCCGAAGAGGAAAACAGGCTTGGTTACCCACCCAGCGATTCCGGATCGTTGGTTACGGATTCGGGATCCGAGAGCGACAGTGGTCGCCCTGAATACTCCCTCTCAGGATTAGATGAATCGGACTTTGAGTCCGAGCCAGACCGCCCGGAACTAGGCAGAGGAGTGTCTGACGCTCCTGTGGCTCCTCATCTATCCCCTTCTCTCTCCCTCTCCAATCTCCCAAGCGCCCCCTCAGCTCCATATCCAGGTTGGTCACTGCAAATGCCAGCCCCTCTTCCACCCCCGTTGAAGAAGCCCCACACCCCTCTACCAACTCCTAAGCCTCCCACTCGGGAGGTTGTGATCTTTACTAATCCCCACGATGATGGAGACGTTCCACGTCCCACCTTCGGTGTGCGAGTCAAATCTTGGCTAGCCACACACACTCCTCTTGCTAGCAAGAAGGAGTATGTGATGAGGAATGAGGAGGGGTCAGGATTGTTGCCGGAGTTCGCCATTGCGGACCCGCAATATATGGAAGGGTTGTTGTGGTTTTGGCAGTCTGAAGATAAGACGACCTCGTCCGCCTTCAGTTATGTCATAGACTTTGTTAACAACCGGTACAAGTGTGCGAAGAAGTGTCTGGTATACTCAGACTTAGTTGATGAGGTGATGAACAACCCGAAGTTGTTCTCGATGCGGCAATTAGAGGATGAAACCGATGTTGTTGGTAAGATCACAGTCATGCGGGTTGACAGTTTGATGTCCAGTAGCAAGAAGTTTGGGGAGAGTAGCGAGTATAGCAAGAGTATACTCAACGACACCAGGACTCACATCCTGAACCAAGTCCTCGTCAGAGGCCTGCACCAGCGTATGGCCGCCAGTGCAGCCGGAAAGGACACCGTCACCAGGATACCTTTTCGGTTAGGGGAGCGTTTGAATCCACTGTCACCCCGCGCCCCCCGTTTAAAGTTGGCACCACCGAAGCCACTAGTGCAGCTAGGTTTCGGTACAACGAAGAGTTCGTAGTGTCCAGAAGGGGTGAGAGTTTCTTTAGCGAGGGACTCTTAAACTTTCCGGCTCCTACTCCCGAGGAATTGCCCTTTCTGAAACTGGATGGTAGTTATCACACTGCCTTTGGTTTCGGAGCTTCCCACAATGGGGAAGTCTTCGGGAATACGGACCCAAATGTGAGGTTAGCAGCCACCAGGTTGTTTAAGAGCCGGTTGCCCACCATACCCGGTTTCGAACCTTACATGCATCAGCGCCAACATCAATTCATTTCCACCCACCAACCCTTCTTCACCAATCTGGCCAATACGTACGCCAGCCACTTTGAAGAGTACAGCACTGCAGTTTACGAAGCTGTGGAACACCACGGAGACCCGCACCCGAAAGCGGCTCTCCGTATCGCCGCCTGGAAAGATCTCCTGGAATTCAATTTCTCAGATGATGGTCTATGGTATTTACCTGGTAAGGGTACCTTATATAAGATGAAAATCTTTGAGGTGGCCAAGCCAGGAAAGCCTCCACGCATGATAGGCGATTTAGGTGTCCATGCTTCACTGCAAGGTTTCAGGATTACTAAATTCCTGAAACACGCTATGGCCCATGAGCCAATAGAATATGAAGGCGGTTTAATTGAATTCTGCCCGAAGCCGGACCCGGCCTCGCTTGCCCGTGTTTTCGCTCATTTGATCGATCCCCCTGGTAAGTTCTATTTTGTGTACTTTTCGGATGATTCGTGTGTAGCTATACGCACCCCCGATGGAGTTAAGCGATACAATGTGGATATTTCCTCCTGCGATGCTTCGCATACGGAGAGTTTGTTCACGTTACTAAACGACTTGGTACCACCCTTGCTTCGCGAGGACGTGAATGACCTTGTTCGTCAGTGTCGAACGCCCATCACCATCCATAGTAAAGTAAATGGTAAGAAGAGTGTCACCCTCACACCTCACACCCCACGGTTGTATAGCGGATCCACCCTCACCACTGCTATCAACAATCTAGCCAATATTTGCATAGGCATCTCCATCGCCGAGGGCGACTGTCGAGGACCCGATGACATTGTGCGAGCCGCTGCGCGCACCGGTTACATCGTCACGTGCGACGATGCGACCGATTGGCA